CGATGGACACTGGTGAGTTCACCTTCACCGTTGACAAGTACCTGTCGTCGGCTACCTACATCACCAAGAAAGCAGAGCAGGATTCGTTCTACTCGGCTGAACTGATGTCGCGTTTCGTGCCGGAACAAGAGCGGGCCATCATGGCTCACTTCGAAGCCACCACGTTTGCTGCGCCTGAAGCTGGTGTGTCTGCTAACTCGGAAGCTGCTGTCGATGGCGTTGGCCACCGTTGGGCTGGTTCGGGTACTGGCGCTGTGATCGCAGTTGCTGACTTTGCTCGTGCTCGTTACGCTCTCAAGAAGGCTAACGTTCCCGACACCAACCTGATCGCTGTCGTTGACCCTTCGGTTGAATACACGATCAACACCCTGACCAACCTTGTGTCGGTCTCGGATAACCCGCGTTGGGAAGGCGTTGTCGCTGATGGCATCGCTACTGGTATGCGCTTCGTGAAGAACGTGTACGGCTTCGACGTGTATACCTCGAACTACCTTGCTACCGCAACCGATTCGGCTCTGACCAACAAAGCTGCTTCGCCCGGTAACGTTGACTTCGGTACCAACAACGGCAAGGTTAACCTGTTCTTCTCGGCTGCTCCCGCTGCTCAGGCTTTTGTCGGTGCATGGCGTCAGATGCCGGAAGTGGACTACGAGTACAACAAAGACTTCCAGCGTCATGAGTATGTTACGACTGCTCGTTACGGTGTTAAGCTGTACCGTCCCGAGAACATGGTTCGTGTTATCACGAAAACCAACGTGTAATTAGGAGGGATATAACATGTCTTACACTAACGCTGACGGTCTCTTTGTCCTGACCGATGGTGCTCAGGGTGCTGTTAACGACGAAGGCGTCACCGCTCGTGGTGCTCGTCAGGTCATCACCAAGAAGCTGTCGCTGGCTGCTCTTGGTTCGTCGTTTGGTTCCTCGAACATCGACCCGCTGGAAGCTATGATCCCCGCTGGTGCTATCATCGTGAATGCCGATCTGGTTATCACTGATGCTGCTACCTCGGGTGGTTCGGCTACCCTGACCATTGGTACCTACAACGCTGCTGGTACCGCTGTGGATGCTGACGGCATTGATGCTGCTATCGCTCTGACTGCTATCGACGCAGACGGTGACGTGGTGCAGTGTGACGGTGCTCAGGTGTCGGGTGTCGTTACCGTGGGTTCGGCCCCGGTCTACATTGGCGCTCTGTACGGTACGGCTGCGTTCACCGCTGGCTCGGCTGTGCTAATCGTCGAGTACATCAAGGTCGAGTAATCTGACCCTAGGGGTGTTGCTTAAGTGTGACACCCCACACTACTTTGATGGTCTGTTACGATTGTACTTGACAGATTCTCAAAACAGTGTATAATAAGCTTAAGTGCTTACCCGAGGATATATACTCTATATCTCTATAGCTTCTAACGTCAGACTGATTCGTCTGTAAGATGATACAGCTTAAGGACTCTCCGTATGGCTAACGTAAACCACAACACTCTGACTGACCCTTACCTTCACGAACCTAAGGGTGTCTCTACTGCTCTGGCAGGTCAAATCTACGTAGCTGATGGTGCTGGTAGTGGAGATTGGGTAGAGAATAGCCGTATCGTAGGTGGGTACCTTACGTTCTCCACTGGTAGCCCGTACGCTCACTCCGTTACGACCTCTGACACCGTTCTGAACCCTACCTTCATTCTGTCGACCAATAATGGATTTACAGGGTTGTCGTCCCCTAACGCTCGTATCCGTTACGATGGCACTGAGACCATTAACGCTAGCATGGACGCAATCTTCTCCATTCAGCAAGCGTCAGGTACCGCACGTCAGGTAGAGATGGCTTTCTTTAAGAACGGTACGGAACTTACGGGTAGCCGGATGATTACTACGGCTGACTCTGGTTCTTGGCACGTAATGGCTCTCAAGTTCAATAGCACCTTGGCTACTAACGATTACCTTGAAGTCTTCATTAAGGCTAACTCTTCTGCAACCATTAACTTTGCTTCTGGCTACCTCCGCATCAGTGGGATCGCATCGTAATGAAGAAGACACTCTTGGAGATGGTGAGTTCGATCCTTTCGGATATGGACTCTGAAGCTGTAAACTCCATCAGCGACACCGTAGAAGCTCAGCAGATTGCCTCAGTCATTGAGGACGTGTACTACAACATCATTGCTGCACGTAACATCCCTGAGCATCAACAGCTTCTTAAACTCACCTCTTTGTCGTCGTCCGTACGTCCCACCCATTTCCAGTACCCTACGAATACCCGTGACATCGTGGACTTGTCGTACAACATCGACACACAGGGTGGCGTTAACTACCAAGAGATTCACTTCGTTGAGCCTCTGGACTTCCTCAAGCGGATGCCGTATAATAATCCCGACAGCACTCTTGTCGTCCCAGATGCTACAGCGTCCACTTCGTTGGTTATCTTCAAAGATCGGATGCCTACGTACTACACCTCGTTTGATGACCTGCACATCGTGATGAATGCCTACGATTCTTCTGTAGAGAGCATCCTGCAGGCTTCTAAGACTCGGGCCTACGGTACGGTTTATCCTACGTTTACCATCGCTGATAGCTTCACCCCTGATCTTGACGACACCATGCTGCCCTACCTTCTGGCTGAGGCTAAGTCCACTTGCTTCTCCCTCTTCAAGTCTGGGTCGGACCCTAAGGTAGAGCAAGCTGCTCGTCGTTTGAAATCCTACGTTCAGAATGACATGTATCGCACTAAACGCCCTAACGTACGCAACCACTACGGCAGGAATTGAATTGGTAGAGTTTGAAGAATACCCTGAGAAGCAAATCTGTATTTGTCGTTGCCCTGAAAAGATGCTTACGGCCCTGACGATCCAGAAAGACCGTAGCGGATTTATCTTCTTCGAGATTGTTACTGAAAAGGGGCCGACACCAGCAGAGCTAAGTGGTAGTTACTCTTCTATCCCAAAGGCTAAGGAAGCTGTCGAGCACTACATTCGGAACATGAAAGAGACTATCGGTGCGCGTCGTGAGAACTTCGCCAAAGAACGAGAAGAACGGAAAGCGTTAAAAGATGTCCCAAAGTCTGTCTCAGAAGGTAGTTAACACTTTCGTAAAAGGTCTCATTACCGAGCGTACCGAGCTTACGTTTCCGGCTGATGCCTCTGTCGACGAACTTAACTGTGATCTGCGTCGGGATGGTTCACGTCGTCGTAGGCTTGCAGCTAAAGTAGAGGATAGTCGTGTTCTGTCTTCGTTTACCGTAAGCACCTCTACTCGATTTCATACGGGTAGTTGGGAGAACGTAGGAGGTCAGTCAGGTCTTGAATTTCTTGTCTTGCAGGTTGGCTCTACGCTCCGTTTTTACAACAAGACGGACCTTCCTTACTCGTCCCACCAGATTACTCAGACTGTTAACTTGGCTACCTACGAAGTCGCAGGTGGTGTCGGCGCTGCTAACGCTAACTGTCAGTTTGCATCCATCAATGGTGCTCTTGTCGTCTCCTCCCCGGCTATCAACACGATCTATATTCAACGTAACAATTCCACTGGTGCTCTGACAACGACCCAGATCAGTTTTCGTATTCGTGATTTTGAATGGATTGGCAACAAGAGCACTTACACCACAGAGATTGCTGGTGCTTCTGCGTCGGTACAGCGTAAGTATGATACCGCTAACGCTGGTTGGTCGGGTACTAAAGGTTCTGCTGCCCTTACTACCTACGGTGCTTATCCTCCGCTGACCCTCCCGTGGTACGCAGGTAAGGACTCTAGCGGTAACTTTTCGAAGACCGAGTGGCAGAACATCTTCTCTGGTACCAGCCTTATCGGTAACGGAACGTACATCCTTAACTTCTTCAACAAGGACCGTAGCGCAGCCTCAGGCATCGCAGGCATCACCACAGACATTGAAACCTCTCGCTTCAAGTCTGTCGAATCTTTTGCTGGCCGTATCTTCTACGCTGGTCTTGAGTCGGCTAAGAACTCGGGTGTTATTCTCTTCTCGCGTCAGATTGAAACCTTGAGTGAGCTTGGTGAATGTTTCCAAGTTAACGACCCAACCTCAGAAGACTTCAGTGATCTGCTAGATACCGATGGTGGTGTCGTCCGCATCCCTGACGCTGTGAATATCCAGTACCTCTACGCCTTCGGAGCAACCCTGTTTATCTTCGCGGATAACGGTGTGTGGTCGATCAATGGTGTCGATAACGTCTTCCGTGCTACTGAGTACTCCCTGCGTCGTGTGTCGTATACCGGGATGCTTACGGCTGAGTCGTTTGTTGAGGCTGAGGGTGTACCGTTCTGGTGGTCCAAGACGGGTATCCATACGTTTCAATTCGACGAAGTAAGTGGCAATCCTACGGAGCAGAACATCAGCTTACCTACGATCCAGACCTTTTGGGACGACATTGGCTCTAACTCTCGTTCCCTCGTTCAGGCCACGTACGACCGACTGAATAAGAAAATCTACTGGGCCTACCCTAACCCCACAGAGACTAACGCGAACAAGCTGAACAACTTCCTGATCCTTGATATTCCCTTGGGTGCGTTCTACCCTTGGAAAGTTTCTGACGAGGCTTCCTCTACGGACTACATCATGGGTCTTGCGGTGTACTCGGGCTACGGTTCTGACGAGCTTGTCCTTGACGTTGTTCTTCCTACGGGTGACGACGTGGTTCAAGGCGCAGATGATATTGTGTCGACCCAGCTTTCAGACTTTGCTACGGGTGACCCCTCTATCGTCCTCTTGATCCGTGACGGTGCTACGGGTAAGCTTACGATGGGTACCTTCTCTGGCAAAAGTTTCCTTGATTGGGGTACGGCCAATTACTTGTCGTTTGCTGAGGCTGGTTACGACTTTATCTCTGACGTTGTTCGACAAAAGAACTCTCCCTACATTGTGACGTACATGCGGGTCACGGAAGAAGGTTGGGAAGCTACCGTCTCAGGGTATGAACCTATTCGTTCCTCTTCTCTTCTTGTGTCGTCATACTGGGATTTCAGCACCACGGCGTCCAGTGTGTCTCAGCAGGCTTACCGCTACAAACAGACGCCTATCGTTAACCCCGGCGACTTGACAGACTTTGGCTATCCAGATACAGTTATCTCTAGCCGCCTTAAACTCCGTGGTCGTGGTCGTTCTGTACGTCTTCGGTTTGAGAGTGAGCAAGGCAAGGATTTCCTTCTTCTCGGATACGGTGTAATCAATGCAGTCAACCAACGATATTAAGTTTCAAAGGGAAAACCTAGCTTCCGTACGAAACGAGGTCGTACCTTTGTTAGAAAGACACTGGGAAGAGATTGCGGTAAACAAGGACAAGATCAAACTCAATCCCGATTGGGAAGTCTACGAGGTTCTTGAGGCCGCTGGGAGCTTAGGTATCTACACGGCACGTAGCGACAAAAAACTTGTTGGGTACTTTGTCGTTATCGCTGAAAAGCACATCCACTACAAAGACCATATCTTCGCAGCTAACGACATCATCTATCTAGCACCTGAGTACCGCAAAGGTATGGTTGGTGTTCGTTTAATCAAGTATGCAGAACATGACCTTAAAAGACTAGGTGTGTCTGTGTTAACCATCAACACGAAAGTACACAAACCCTTCGACTCTCTCCTTGAAAGGATTGGGTTCTCTTTGAAGGAACGTGTCTACGCTAAGTATCTGGGGGAATAAATGGCTATTGTCGGAGCTATCGCTGCTGTCGCAGGTGCAGGAGCTGCTGTTGTCGGTACTGCAAAGGCTGCTAAAGCTTCTAAAAAGGCTGCTGATACTCAAGTTAAGATTGCAGAAGAACAAAAAAAGCAGCAAGAGATTGTCTACAAAAGAGAGCAGCGTTCAGCTATCCGCGAAGGACAGATTAGGCGTTCCCAAGGTCTTGCCACAGCACAAGCTGCTGGTCTTGCTGGGGGTTCACTCGTTGGAGGCGGGATAAGTTCCGTTGGTTCTCAGGTAGGCTCTAACCTAGGGTTCGGTACTCAACTCTCTGGGTTGTCGTCAAACATTACGGACCTTGGTATTCGGGCGTCTCAGTTTAACCAACAGGCTAGTATGTTTGGTTCTGTTGCTCAAATCGGTGGTAGCATTTTCCAAGCCTTCAACGGCCCTGCTCGTCTCCAGAATATGTTTGGCGGCTAATACAATGGCAATCACGACGACACCTAAAGAGTTCGGTCCTCAGCCTGAAACCTCGGTGGAGAAGCCTAAAGAGTTTGGCCCTCCCCTCAACTTTACGACCATCAAGTCCGAGAAGCAAAAGCGGGCTGAAACCTATCTCTTTAGTTCTCTCTTCGATACAGGAGTAGAGGCTATTCGTCCTATGGTGGAAAGTCAAGCAACAGTGGCTCTAGACCAGACTGCTGACGCTAAGACTGAATCGAACAAACAGGCTATTGTCGTCCAAGCTATCGCTAACCCTGAGGAAGATACTCAAGGGCAGATTACGGCTCTGCAGGAAGAACTCCAAAGCATTGAGTCTATTCGTCGTTTTGTACCTCCGTCTGTCGTGGCGATGCTTTCCTCCCAAGACCCGACCCTGCGTGACTACTCTGTACGTAGGATCAAACGTGTATTGCAAACTAACGACATCGTCCAGAAGCGTATTGCTAGTGCTTCCGACGAAAGCTTCTTGACCAACTTTGACTTTGTAGATTTCTTTTTGTCGTCTCCTCAGAACTTGTTCGTGGCTAAGAAGAACCAAGAGTACGCTGACAAGTACGCTGAGCTTATCTACTCTAACATGGACGACGCAGACTTCGAACTGCAGATGGATAACCTGCTTACGGAGATGTCGGACCAAGGTTTGTTTACGGAAGAAAACCGTTTCTATCTTCAAGACTTCCTTTCTGTCGCAGCCTCAGGTTCCGAAAGCAGCATCGCTAAGACCCAAGAGTTGTTTGGTGCTCTGGACACTCTTACGGCTGCTGGTGGTGCTGCATTCAAAGGGGCTACCACTGTCCGTCAGGCTAAGGCTCTGGCAACGACAACTGCCCTTACCTCTGGTGTCCTTGGTCGTGGTGCTCTTGGTGTAGCCCAGAGTATTGCCACTGATGCTGCACGTCTGGTTGGCTTTAAGACTAACGACCCGGCTCAGGTCAACAAGATTCTGTCGGAAGTTCGTATTATCGACAACCCTGTTAACCCTTCTGTCGTTTACGGTAACCACGTAAGCCCATCCTTCACGGTGCCTACTACCTCTCGTGCTGAACTGTGGTCGCATACCTCTGCCGCTGCAGTCAAGAACTTTGAGCTTGAGAGCCAAGCTTTCCGTTCAGCCCTACGTTACACGAGCCTATCTGGTGGGGCTATTGACGACGCAACCCTGACTACCTTCAAGAATAAGCTTGTGACATCTGCGCGTCAGGATGCTGTTGATGCAGGTAACACCCGATTCCTTGACGCTGACCTTGTGAAGGACGACACAGAAAACCTTTACTTCCAGCAATTCTACGGTACCCAGAAGGGTGATTTCTTCCGTGGTAGGAACGGACGTACTGCCGCACAGAACCTTGCGGATCAGCTTGGTGGTGAGGTTGTTCCCGGTGACATTCCTAACTCTTGGCGTGTCATGAAGACGAACAATATCCCTATCGACTCCAGAGACCTTAATCTGTCGAACCTCCAACTCTATACGTCGACTGAGGTTGATGACCTTGGGGAAGGTCTTCTTGTCGACTACCTTGGCTCTCCTCTGGCTCAGACTACCCCTCGCCTGAACGCTATCCTTAAGGAAGGTGAGGCTGCTCGTGAAATCTGGCGGGTCACTGTTCAGGGCAACCTTGACGAGGTACGTAAGTTCAATAGCCGTGGTGAACAGCGTGAAGTCTTCGGTATCTTCGATGAACTCCGCGATGGCTCCTTGGCTACTCGTCGGACTGCCTTGAGTGCTAACGAGTTTATTGTAGAGTTTCTGGCTAAGTACAAGAAGCCTCCTACAGACGCTCAGAAGGCCATGTACCTTCGCTACCAAGAAGCTCTTGATACCGACGCAATGTTCAAGGCTGACGGTCTGTTCAAACGTCAAGTAGCAGATGGTGTCGTTGTCGATAATACTTCGGGTCACCGTATGGTTCCGACAAAGGCAGAAGACGTTCCTGCTAACGCTCGTATCTGGGACGAAGACAGCCAATCTCTTGTCGATCCCGCACAGTTGCCTCAGGGTACTGTCGTGTACCGTAACTACGACCCGTCGCACCAAGCGTTCAATGGGGACGTTCTGTACAAGACCGGGAAGAATGTAGTTACTCGTCGCCTGTACCACTCTGACGTTCTCGTACGTAACGCTGGTGGTCCTCGTGACTACCGTAAGTTCGACATCCAATACTACGTCAAGCAAGAGCGTACCAAACGTTTCGCAGACGGTACCGAAGTGAAGGTGTCGCCTCTTACCGTCATGGGTGTCCGTACGGAAGCTCAGGCTCTGGCAGCTAAGACCCAGATCAATAACGTTATCGACGCAATCAAGGCTAAGATCACTGGCAACTTTGCTACCGCTGATGACTTCCGCCTTGCTGCTCGTTCCTTGGCTAACGATGTTGATACTAACGACATTATCGCAGCTAACTCTAAGTGGTTCACCGACGCCTACGATGTGACCAAGTTCCTTGATTGGGCCGACGAAGCTGGTGTCGATCTGCGTACTAAGTTTGACTTCGTTAGTGATGGTGAGGCTCTTATCGACTCGTCTATCTCTGGCTACGGTGGTATGCGCTACAGCCAAGCTATCGACATGACCATTATGAACCCTCGTGCTCGTAGGGACAAACTCGTGATGGGTTACGGTGGTATCACCAATCGGACCTACGGCTCTCGTGCAGCTATCGAAAGCTCTCTCGCTCGTGGTGTAGCGGCCCAGAGTGAACGTGCCTACATGTCTGCGTCGATCAATGGCTTCCTTAAGGCTGCTATCGAACAGAACGTTCTTGCCAACACGGCTGACCTTAAGAACCTTTCTCTTAAGCAGAAACTCCGTACGGCTGAGATTAGTACGACGACAAGCATTGGTCGTAAGCTGGCTCTGGAGCAGAAGAAGATTCTCTTCCGTATGGACCAGACGGGCCTTGGTGACGCTGCTTGGGAATCGACCATGCGTAACGTCTCGGACTTCCTCTACGACAAGAAGTTTGGTAAGTCTGCTGACTTTTTCGCTAACATCTACTCTAACAACCCCTTTACGGCTCTGCGTGGTTTTGTGTTCGACGCAAAGTTGGGTATGTTCAACCCGGCGCAGTACTACGTTCAGGGTTCCCAAGCCTTCAACATCATGGCTGTCGGTGGCATGTCGGGTGTTAAGGGTGTCGCCCTCTACGGTCCCGTACGCTTTGCTATCGCTAACGGTAATGAGGCGGTTATCCGTCGTGTAGGTGACTTGCTGCAGCCTATCTCGGGTCTGAATGCTGACCAGTTCTTCGAGATGGTTGACATGTTCAGAAGCAGCGGTCGTGGTACCGTAGGCGTTAGCCTTGCTGAGTTTGGTTCTGACGCTGACCAAGCTTCTCGCATCATGGGTGCTGTCGGTGAAGGCGTAGGGGCTGTACGTAGTGCTGGTCGTCTCTTCTTTAACGAAGGCGAACTTATCGCTCGTATCTCTGCTTATTCGACTGCTTACATTGAGTACCTGCAGAAGTTCCCCGGCGCTATCCCTAACAGCCAAGCTGGTCGTCGTTGGATCACTAACCGTCAGGACGTACTTACGCAAGGTATGACGGGTGCTTCTCGTACTCGCGTTGAAAAACTCCCGACGACACAGTTTATGTCCTACATGTTCCGTGTGAACGAAGCTATCTTCTCTGGTACCTTCGGTGGCAAGGGGCGTAAGGTTCTCACGGATGCTGAACGCTATCGTCTGGCAGTGACCCATACGGCTCTGTTTGGTGCCTCTGCTTGGGGTGCCGTTGGCTTCGCTATGGACGCCTATCGTCACTACATGGGTACCGAAATGGACCCTGATGTCTACCGTGCTCTGCGTAAGGGATTGGTCGATACCCTTCTGACTGAGCTTACTGGTGTTGAGTCTTCTTTGTCGTCCCGCCTGAGCAACAGCGATGGTATCTTTATGCTTATGCAGGACGCAGCGGAGAAGAACCTTATTGAGTTCTTGGGTGGTCCTTCCATTGAGGTTGGCTGGCAGGCTACGACTACGGGCTTCTCAGTGCTTAAGAACCTCGCAGGTGCCTTCTCTGGTGCTGAGGTTACCAACCCCACTAAAGATGATCTCCTGCGTTTTGCTCGTATCTTCTCGTCGGCTAACCAAGCCTATAACGCCTACACTGCTTTCAAGTATGGTGAAGTTCTTACGAGAGATAACGCCTTCCTTGATCGTATTGACGACCCAACTGAGTCTATCTTCGTCGCCTTTGGTGTTCCCATTGAGCGTATCGAAGAGGCTTGGAAGTTCAACACCTTCAAGGGTTACGACAAGTTCTTCGACAAGCAATCGGCTAAGAGCATTCAACGGGCTATGAACAGCTACGCTGAGGCTTATCGTAGAGGGGACTTTACAGAAGCTGAAAACTATGCTAAAATTATCGCTATGAAGTATTCGTCGATGTCTGTCGCTGAGGCGGAACGTGTAAACCGACTAGTCTTCACACCCAAAGGCTCCCCCATTACTGATGATCTGATGCTGCAGGCTCTTCGTAGTGAGTCCGGCTTTGCTGAATAACTGACAAGGACACTATAGATGGCTATCTTTTCGCCTGTTCAACAAGAAGTTAATCCTATGGACCCCATCATCCCTCAGGGACAGGGTGGTGCTCCTGTGGCGGAAGGTCTTGCTAGCCTCTCTAGCTTGTTCCTTTCTGCTCCAACTCAGCAACGTGCGGCTACTCAGAACGAAATGTTCGGGGAACGTGTTCGTGAGTATGGTGAGCGTATTGGGAATCCAAACTGGAGCTTAGGGGACGCCCGTATGGGTGAGATTCAAGGTTTCGTTAAAGCCTACCCAGAGTTTGCGACCGAGGCTATTTCTGTTGCTAAATCAAGCCTTAACGAAGAATACGCTGCCGCTGAAAGTGCTTTGACGACGACACAGAAGGTTCAGAACACCATCGAAGAAGCTTGGTTGACATCTCCTGAGGGTGTTTACGCTAACGCTAAGGCCCAAGAGTTCACCAATGAGGAAGAGGGTGCAGCCTTCATTGCTCAACAGCGGGCCTTGTGGGTGACGACAAGTGCTGAGAATGCTGCTACCAAGCGTGAGGTAGAGACTCAAGGCGCTTACGAGGCTCTGTCGGCTAGGGCTTGGAAGACCAATACTACGTCGGCTAGCACTGAGGCGGATATTTTCGCTCGGGGTTTGAATGAACTTACCCTTGCTATCGCTGCTGACCCTACGGCTTCCTTCAATCTTGACGACACAGGTATCACCCAGCTTATCCCTGAACTCCGTGGTACCGTTGTTAACCAGCGTAACATTCTTTCTGTCGCCAATATTGCCCGTGGTGCTCTTGAGACTAAATTCCGTAAGGATATCTCTGCGAAAACTGGCATTGATGCTAACAATCTTGGTGTCGCTCCTGACGATTGGGCCAAGACTGTTTTCAATACCTACGACACCACCGTTACTTGGGCTACCAACGAGGTCGACCCAGCTACGATCCAGAAGCG